TGCAAAAGCAGCCTGTTGTGGGCTTTCTTTAAACTGCCAAATGTAATAACGACTTCTTGCTGTTATTATATTACTGTATTGCTCTGGTAAAACGATTGTATCGTCATAAGCCGATAAAGCAGTCGGTCTTACGAAAGCATAAAAGTGTACATTATAAACCTTGTCAGGTATTGGACTTAATCCAAACTTTCTACTATCTGGAGATTTAATAACAAATTTTGGTTCTCCATAGTTTTGTGAGTTAGCATCATCTTCATTTTCACTATCTCTGTAGTATCTTTTCCAATCATCAAGAGTTAAAAATTTTAATCCTTCAGAAACATAAGGTGCTGTTTCTCCACTTACGTTAATTGTTGTTACATAAAAATCATCCCAATCTATTGATGCATAATCTGTAGTGATACTAGAACTACCAGACTTAAGTGTATACCATCTTGTTCCTGCTATTGTAGCTACTGTTACGTTCCCATAAAAAGGGTCTGTCTCTCCACTAGCTCCTGCAGAAAAGAAAGGTAATTGAGGTTCTTGATTTGCAATATCAAATATAGCTTTGTTTATACTATCTTTAACAAACTTTTGAATACCTGTAGCATTTGTAAAGTTTGCAGCAGTTAGTGGAACTTCGTTGAGTTCTCTTAATACTTCATTAGTTATGTCAAGATATGTAGTAGCCATTATTTTTTACCTTTAGCTTTTAGTTTTGCTTTTTTACTTAAATCTTTAAAGTGAACAAGTTTTACACTTGTTTTAGTATGAGATTTATTTGTGTGTAAACTTCCATCAGGCATTTTATGAGTATTGCCTTTCCATTCAGTTCCATCTTTTTTATAATGTGGTACGCCTTTCATGCTTAGTTAGCTTTAGCTTTTGGTGTTCCACTATATACAGGTTGACATCCGTCCATTTTAACATCTTCACCAGTGCTTCCACCATGTTTATAAGCCATACGTCCTTTCATCATAGGTTTTCTTTCTACTTTTTTACCCATCATGTAACCTTTTCTTTTCATTTTATCTTTCATTTTATCTCCCTGTTTAAAAAGTGGAGGAGTCCTAAGACTCCCCCGAATTGATATTAGTCAATTACATAGAATGCACTACATAAAGCATCATCTCTAAGTACTTTCGCACCATAGACATGAAGACCTCTAACAATATCACCAAACGATGTTGGGTCTCTCAACACTTCTGTTGAAAGGATAGTGTTAGCAGTAGCAGTAGAACTCATATGTCCAGCCATAACTTTACCAGTAGCCGTTGTAGGCGTAGCGATATTATTAGATTTGTACATATCAAATCCTCTTAGTTTTCCACTTGAAACTAAACCATTTCTGATTGAGCCTTGACCAGCGTTAAAGTCAACACTTAATAGCTTAGAACCAGATTGTGACAACTCTTCATAGAATGAAGGAGGTGCAACAAACCATCTACCTTCTTCAGGTACATTCTGGTCGTCTAAAAGTCTTGCCATTCTTGCCATTAAGTCAATAGCATCTACACCAGTTCCATCTGAACCAAGCAAGTCAACAGAGTTGGTTGCGTGTGTCATAGTTGAATCAGCAGTAGCTGAGTCAGAACCTATGATATGGTCAGGTGATGAAGCTGATACACCAGCAAACATAGTTGCTAAAACAGCAGCATCATATGAATCTTTCAATGCATATGCAGCAGAGCTTGAAGCAACTTCTTTGAAGTTTACATGTGACATATTTGTTTCAATATCATCTACGATGAATTTGAAAGCTTTAGCACTGTCAACAACCAAAGATATTTCTTGGTCAGTTAGTTTTGTGTCAGTAGTATCGCTACCTCTTGTGTAGTCTGATACTGAAATGACAGGTTCTTTGATAATCTTTACAGAGTCTCCATAAGCAGATATTTCACCAGCATAGTCGGTGTTAGTAATAGCTTCTACCACTGAGGCTTTTCTAAAGAAGTTTAAAACCTTTTTAGAGTAAACCGAAGGTAAAAAGAAACTATTAGTTTGTCCTGCTACGGAGTTTGCAAAGTTAGCATCTGTATCTGTTGAGGGTTCAAAATATTGAGCCATGATACTTTCTCCTTGTAGTTAATTATAGTTTATTTAACGATTCTGCCTTCTTGCATTGCATCTGATATTTCCTTTTCGTATTTATCAAATTCAGCAACACTCATTGCAGCAATCTCCTTTTCTGACCATACTTTCTGTTGAGCTGGTTCCACACTAGTTGTTTTAGTAGAAACCATATCTGCAGCAGATTTTCTGGTCGGTTTAGAAGATGACTTAGTCTTTGTAGGTTCAATACCAAAATCTTTTTTAAACAAATCTAAAGCACGTGAAGCTAGGTCAGCATCGTCAGCATTTGAGTATATCCAATCTTGGATAGACTTAGGCTGTTCTTTTGCCCAACCATGAAAGTCATCACTATTTCTGATATCTTCAAAATCAGGATGTCTTTCCATTAACCTTTTTTCTGCATCTTGTCGTACTAGTTGATTTTCTCTCTCTTGGAGTTTACTAAGGCGTTCTTCTAGAACTTTTGCTTTAGACTCCGACTGTAGATGTGCAACTGTTTCTACAACTTCATAAACATCAGGATAATCATTTTTAAACTTTTCAAGTTCTTCTTCAGTTTTTGGAGCTTTATATTCAGGTTGTTGAACTTGATTTAATAACTCTTCTTCTCTGCTTTTAAACTCATTAAGTTTACTATCATAATGTTTTTTCAAATCATCGTATCTTTTTTTATAGTCTGGTCTTTTATAAGGTGTATCCTTAGTAGTTTCCAGTTCTTCAGTATTAACACTTCCTTCAGCTTCCACTTCAGTTATATCATTACTTTTAAAGAGTTTATTCTTTTCAGAAGGCTCTTCAAAAAACATACTTTGAGATGATACAAAAGGTTTATCGTCTCCTTTGTGCCAATCTTTCTTTGCGTTATAAGGGTTTGGCGTTTCCTCTTTTTGGACTGTATTAGTCATTTTCTTTTCTCCTACTCGGGGCTTCGTTTGACAAGGTAGCTCTATGTCGACTAGAGGGCTTGTTCTTGTAAAGGTAGCCTTTTGGTTTTAGTTTGATAAAGGGCTGATTAATTAATTCAGGTAGCTTTATCGTTATGGTGTTTAGCTTCTGACGTAATCAGAAGAACCTTGAACCATTCTTTTCTTTAATTCATCTTCAGCAACTTCATCCGTTTGGACAATTCCTGAACTTAATAAAGATTTAGATTCATTTTCTTCTGGACTTCCACCCATTGCTAAACCTTGTCTTTCATCTGCTTTAGCTTCAGCATCTTTCATCATAGACATTAAAGTGTCTTCTCCGATTTCTTCTACAGCTTTTGCAGTAAAGACAAATTCTCCATCAGATAACCTTGCGGGTATGCTGTCAGAGACTCCTGAACCCGGACCTTCAACAGGACCAGACCCAGCAAATTCTTGAGCAACATCTATTATTTTATCAAATAACATAGATAGTTCCTCGTCTTGTTCTAGTTTGGACATAAGCATATCTTCTTCTTCTTCACTTAATGCTTCTTCCATTATAAATCTTGTGTAGTTATCTTCCATTTCACCGTCAGATTCCATAGGCATCTCAGTTTCCATTTCAGATTCTGTTGGTATTTCTTCTTCCATTGGAATTACTAAAGCTGCTTTCATTTGGTCGTCCATAGACATTGGACCACCTTCTTGTTTATTAACTCTTTCTTTTTCTTTAGCAGCTTTTTTCATAGGCTCAGTTGTATTCCCATCTTTATCTATATCTATGTAATCAGGCTTTAACATTATATCTCCTCTTTTCTTGTTATTGCTTCTTTAACCTGTAGGTCCAACTGCCCTAGGCGTTCCAGAAAATTCAGCTTCCCCTGCAACCGGTACATTTCCTGTTCCGATGTTGCCACCACCAGTGCCTGTAACTCCAAGTTCTTGAGGTTGTTCAGGTGTTCCTTGAAGGCTTCCCATTGGGGATTGTTGACCAGTGGGTTGAGCTTCTTCGCCATTTGTTTGTCCAGCATTTTGCATTCCTATTATCTGTGCCATAATTGCAGCTTCTTCAGGGTCATTGAGTATTTCATCAGGGTCTAAGTCTAAGCTGTAGGCTAGTTCACTTACGAGTTTAGAAATCTTAACAAATGGAGCAACAGCAGGATTTTGTGCAGTTTGTAAGAACATAGTCAATCTTTGACTTCGTACTTCTTTTTGCATCAAGCTATTTGTTCCAGTAGCTTTAACTTCTAAATCACCTTTGACATCCAACTCGTCCTCTAAAAATTGCATGTTCCATTGGAAATATGCTTCTCCTAATGGTTTTAATAAAAAGTCATCAAGGTTTTTGATAACTGTTTTAATATTTAAACTTGATGCTCCAAGTAACATAGACAT